CAGAGCTGATATAATAATTCTCGCCACACATCATTGGCTCTATATTACTGCTATCAGCCTGGGCTTCTTTTACTTTAGATATCTTCTGCCAATAACTTGACTTTTTTGTATATTTTCTTTTTTTCATTACTAGGGTAATAGTACTATAGCAATAATACACATAAAACTCAAAAAGTAACTTTAAAAGTTACTTTATAAACATTGGCACGAAAGAATTTAGACTTTCTGTCTTGTTGTTTTTTATGTCGTTGTAAATTTTTATCATCCAGCTACCAAGCACGAGAGCCGAATAGCAGTCTTTTCTGGCTTTGCTCGGACCCGTTGTTTTCTTTAAATTTAATGGCAGGTCAAACGTTTGAGTGCCATTTGGTGAAGACCTTACTTCTATCAAAGCACACTGACCTTTTGTGTATTCTATCATTTCGTGTTGATGCTCTACAAAGTCTATCATTTTTGCACCATCACTTTGATTTTCTTCTTCGTCTTTAAAGTTTGCGAACGTTAGCTTATTGATGGGTATTTTTTTTCTTCTTTGTTCTTGAAAAGATTCATCAATAGTTCTTGATGCAAACCATATACGCTTATGGTCAAAATTTCCTTGAAGTAATTCATTACCCCTTCTAATCCAATCCGATGTAGGTTTTCTTAAACAACATGGTATCCCATCTTTTTCCATCTCTCTTTTGGCTTTAGATAAACATTTTTTATAGTTTTCTAAATCGTCAAATTCTGTTTCGAGGATATTAATCTTTATAGCAGAAGATTTAAATAAAGAACTTTCTTTTACAGCATTAGTAAATTGTACTCCTCCATTATAATCTCCTACAATAGCAACAATATTAAAATTAGTTAATAAATAATGAAAATATATAATATGATTTCTTAAACTTTCTCCAGCCACAGCATATACATGCACTAGTGTAGCTGTATCTTTGTTTTTGTCTAACTTAAATACCTGCATGGCAAAATCATCAGAACTCTCGCTCTCTGCCCAGCTTGGGTCAAAAGCAAGTATATAGTCATATCCAACTTCACCTTTAACTTCTACATGTGGAGAGTTTCCTTCTGGTACTGTACATGCAGCCATAGTTGAAATCTTAAAGTATCCAGAGCTGTCGTCTGTAAATATAGCTCCAAACTCTCTGTCGTATTGACTTTGACTCATTGTGGATTTCGCTTGCTGTACAAGATTTTGGTCATACAGCTGTTTAGGAGCACAATCATAAGAAAAGTGCATTATAGATCTCTTGGCATTATTGTCAGGTCCAGGTTGATCAATCAACCCCTCGAAGTTTTCATATAATTTGTATAAATACTCAAATTTGTAACTAGCAGAAGAAAGCATGATTAGTTTATTGTTTGGCCAAATATATCGATCCTCTTCTTTCATTTTTCCCTCTGAGATTAGTTTGGTTTCTAAATTATACATATCTTCTCTTTCTTTGGGGTTTTGAACAACAGACAAGAAAGGTACTATAACCTCATTATATATTCTTTCAGGCATAAGAAGCATTTCGTCAATGATAATTCTATGAAATCTAAAACCACGAAGTTTAGAACCATCCCCTAGAGGCAAAGCTCTTATTGAGCTGTTACCTATTTCCATTACCCACTCGTCGTTCTGCTTTGATAGTCTGGTAATGCAATTAGCCAAGTATTTGGCTTCTGGTTTCGCTGCAATATCTTCGATCTTTTTAAAGATCATTTTCGCCTGACGAAAAGACTTAGATAGTATACCTATATCAACTCCTTGATTCATGATTGCATCCATGAATGCAAAAACACCAGTCGTCCAAGATTTAGACATACCTCTAGACCATATACCCAGAAAGTAATCGCTTTCAAACATGGCCTTAATAGCCATATGTTGAAAGGGGAATAGGTCTACTCCCGATATTAAGTTAGTGCTAAAAGTAATGTTTTCCCTTAAAAACTGATACAGCTTTATCTTCGCTTCTTTTTCATCCATGAAACCTTTTGTATTTAAGATTTCTTGGTTTATACCTGACTTGAGTTTAATTTTTTGATTTCCTTCTGACCAGCTCATATTGTAAATATTCTTTTATCTATATAATATTGTATATCTGTGTTCCATAATTCTTTTCCACCCATTAGTAGGATTGGAATTAAATTCTCAGACCTTTTTCTGCCGCCTGAAAAAATAAATTGACAATTCCTTGCAAACTCATGAGATAATACCCTCATTTGGTGCCACACAAATTTTAAGTTTGATTTGTGGGGTCCATGAGAATTATTTCTAATAATTCTTTCTATTGAGCTTTCTATAACGATATATAGAAACGAATCAAAAGATATACATCTCTCTAATTCTTTTTTGAATCTTTCAAACCCTACAGTCATAGTCGACTTAAAGTCTGTTTCGCTTTTTCTATCAATAAATGTACTCGAGTAATATCTGCCAGCAGTAGTGTAGTCACCGAAGTCCAGTTTATGGCTAACACTATTCTCAAACCTTAATGGTTGTTGCTCTCTAGTATCAATCATAATTTCCATATCGTTTAAATTTTTACTTTCTTTTAAAAATTTAGTTTTTAAAGGTTTATTCAATAAAGGCTCGTAACCGAGCCTTCTGCAAGCTTCGCTATAGGAGCTAAAAAACATTTTATATATTTCTATATCAGGTAAATCAAGCAATTTTAACTCTAAATGATTAGGAGCGTATTGCAAATTCTTACTAATTATTCTTTTATTCAATATATCCAATAATATTTGCTGAGCGTGTTCACGGTCAGCCGTTGCTAACCACTTCTCTAGCTCAACATTATTTGAAAAATAAGTAGAAAAGTATTGATCTTTATTTTTAAAAGGAATTAATTCACCTGTATATAAATTATATCTAGGATAATATGTAATATAATATTCAGATAATAATATACCATGTGCTTTAATGTGAGAATGTAAAGCTTTTTCTGACTCAAACTCTGAATCGCATATTTTACATGAAACACTCAACGCTTTAACCAAACTGATTGTTTTAAATTCAATAAACAAATAAATCCATCACTCTCCAATTGCCTCTTGGCAAGAAGAGTTTGGGAGCCGCCAGGATAATCGTTTCCCTCTAATAACACTATTGAGTTAGATCTTAAATTTTTTCTAAAAGATTTGTATTGCTCTAGAACCTTTTGTTGAGAAGGTAAAACGAATTCACCAAACCTTTTCATAAATGAATCTTCCGAGAAAGTTTGTAGGTAAGTTAAACATTCTAATATATTTAAATCATTATTTAATTTATTAATTTCTTTTTTTATTTCTTTTATGGGATAATATATATCATTTAATACTAATAACCCTATATCCTCTTTGTTTTTTATATTTATTTCTTTATGAACAAAAATTTTATTAACATCAAAATATTTGTATAAACTTCTATTTATGAAATCTAATCTATCTTTTGATGTATTATCTATATCTAGATGTAATGAATATGAACCTTTCTCTACATCTTCTATAAATTCGCCGAAAACATTGAATAAATCTACAGGAGAATACTGAAAGTCTCTAGACTGTCCTCCTGCTTGAACTATACTTCTATGATTGTAGCTCTTGAATAAGTTAAGAGCTAATTCTGTAGTGTAATACCTCTCACCCCATATATTCTTATCTGGTTTAAATTGCATCTTCTTTACTAATTCCTAAGATTCTAGCTTTCCATACATCCATTCTTTCTAGATTGTCAGCCTCTTGGTTTATTAACATTTTTTGTTTTTCTGCCATTTGAACCATTCTTTTTCGGTCTTCTTCATTTTGAAAAACTCTTACTAAAGAAAGAATTGAAGCATTATCCTTATGCTTGTTTTTTATTCTTTCTTTCCTGTCTCCATTTAGTCTTGCTATCAATGTTTCTTGTCTTTTTTCACATTGATTATATTCTTCGCTCTTTGTTTTTAATAATTCTGCTAATCTAACAGTCATGTCTTGCTGATCTTCACACTCTTCAAACATTCTATTTAATTTATCTATAGCTCTACTTATATTTTTTAAATGTATATAATCCATACAAACATTAATATATAAATTTAATTCATCACTTGTTAAGTCTGGTTTATCCCATACAGAT